TAATAATTTGGATGATGTTGATAAAAAAAATCGCATCTACAATAGATTTATAGAATATCCGTTTGATAAGCTTGCGGAGAATGTAATACATACTTACAAAACCTACTACTTTGATGATTCATATGAGGATGTAAAAGCCTCTGTGGTTGCGTTTCTAAATGAAAAGATGCATAAATTTAAGGGAGATAAAGGAAAAGCATTTTCTTATTTCACTGTAATTGCAAGAAACTTTTTATTCAATGAAAATAACGCAAACTATGCGAAGATGAAAGCTCAAGAAAATTTAGATGCTGTAGATATTGGTAGAAATGTTCCCAATGAAGTTGCAGAATATGAAGCAATAGAAGAAAAATCTGATTTTATGGATTACTTTGTGGATTATATAGATTTAAATCTAAATAAACTTTTTGTAAAAGAAAGGGATAGGAGAATAGCGGATTCAGTAAACGAACTATTCCGTACCAGGAAAGATTTATATTCTTATAATAAAAAGGCACTTTATATACTTATTAGAGATAGGACAGGAGTAAATACGCAGTATATTACAAGGGTTATAGGAAAAATGAAAATAATATTTGTGGAATTAAATTCTGAATATACCAAAAATGGTATTCTAAAATTAAACCACAATATAGAAAGGTATTATGAAGAAGGATGATGATATATTTAAAGGGACGACATTTTCATCGTTATTAAAAGATGTATATGATAACTCCCGTAAAAAAGATAGACAGATAAAATTACTGATTGCTCAATTAGAACCATTGGTTAAAAATCTAAATGATGCATCAGTAGTAGTTCCGTTGATTAAGGAATACTTAGAGGTATCAGTAAAGAATGATGACCAATTAGTAAGGTTGGCTGCGATTGCACAAAAACTATTGGATAAGGGTGGTTCTGATGATGGGTTACTACTATCAGAAGAAGAAAAGAAACAGTTGTTAGAAGCTAGTAGGGATGTAGATGAAAAATTAGAATCCCTAAAAAAAGATGAGGATGAATAATGCTTGGCGAAGTAGTTGAAGTATTTTTAAAGGATGGTAATCCAGATGATATTTATAAAATAAGCGTTTTAGTTAAACGTGATGATAGTACAACTTCATCTGAATTTGCTTATCCACTAAACCCTTATATTAAATCAATACCCACTATAGGTGAACAGGTTTATTTAATTAGTGCTTTAAGTTCTAGATCTAACCCTTTTGCGGGTGGTTTTTCATTTTACTATATATCACCCACCTTTTTACAAAGGTCGTTAAATAACAATCCCTTACCAAAAGTGATTAAAAATGGGGTAGTATTATTTGACATCAGCTCATACGAAGAACCAATATCAAACACATCCGGTGTTAATGATGATACAAAAGATTTTGGTAAAGGATTTTCAGAAGTAAATAATTTATCGCAATTACAACCTTATATTGGTGATACCATATTTGAAGGTAGGTTTGGACAATCAATAAGATTTGGTTATACGCCAAAAAACAGTGAGGCTCAAAGATCACCATCATGGAATTCGTCTGTTTCTGGTGCACCAATTACAATTATAAGAAATACTCAAAACGATACTAATAAAAAGGGGTACGATAAATTTGTTGTTGAGAATATAAACAAAGATGATTCATCTATATGGATGACTACAAAACAAAAGGTAGCAACTAAATTAGCGAGTAAATCTGTAGTAAAAAATACATCTGAATATAAAAACCCACAAGTTATTATTAATTCTGATAGGTTAATATTTAATAGTAAATCTGATAATATTATACTATCATCTAAAAAGGATGTAGCTATATCTACATTGAAATATACAACTACAATTAATTTAATTATATCTGCTATAGAAACATTAGCAAGGGGTGGATTTCCAACGGCAACAGGAGGAACAACCTTACCACACCCACAACTTGCTAATATACTATTGAAGCTTAAAAAAGGTATTGGTTAATTATTATAAAACATTATATTTATTACTATGGATACAAAAAAACTAATTCAAGCTATTAAAATATTGGTTGAAAGCGAGGTTAAGAAAAGATTCGCTGAAGAAAAAAAGATTTTAAAACAATCTATTATAAAAGAATTGAAACAACAACCAATAAGACAAACCACCCCATTGGTGGAAAAAGACCCATTAGATGTAGACCATTTGTTTGAAACAAAAAAACCACAAACACAAAAAAAGTTATTTAATAACAACTCACCAATATCATCAATATTGAATGAAACATTCCAAAGTGGTGAGTGGAGGGATATAGGTGGTGGAAGGTCATTTACATCTGATATGGCACAATCATTTGGTTCTATGAAAAAAATGGGTTCTATGGAAGAATCGGTTGTGCAAGATTCGGAAGGTAGAGCGGTATCAATGAATACATTAGCCCAAACTGAAGCAGGTGCTGCAGTAGTGGATGCACTTACAAAAGATTATTCAGCTTTAATGCAGGCAATGAATAATAAAAAGAAAAGGTAATGAGTGGCACGACGATTACAATATAGAATTAATCCAATTGATTTAAAACCAAATAAAGCTGTTGGTGTGATGTTACCATTGGGTGGTAACCCAATGTTCAAATTAAGTTACACAACTGAACAACAAGCCATATCCAATTTAAAAAATCTACTCTTAACCACAAAAGGTGAAAGGCCATTCCAACCACTTTTTGGTGTGGATATTTATTCATTATTGTTTGAAAATATCCAATCTGATTTAGATTCATCATTAGAGGACTCTTTGACAAACGATATTAATTTTTGGCTTCCATATATTTTATTGGATAGTGCTGATGTTAATAGTGAGCCCGATTCTAATAAAGTTAGTATAAAAATAAAATTTAGAGTTACATCACAGGGTGCCAATCAAACCATAGTTTTAGAAGTTGATAATCAGGGTGGATTATCCATAGCTTAGGAGTAATAAATGTTAAATGATTCACAAAAAGAAGTTAGTTTAATTGGTAGGGATTTTTCCGCGTTTAGAAAAAATTTAGTAGATTTTGCTAAACAGTATTATCCAAACACTTATAATGATTTTAACGAATCATCTCCTGGAATGATGTTTATGGAAATGGCATCGTATGTTGGTGATGTTCTATCATATTATACGGATGTTCAATTAAGAGAATCAATTATTACTCAAGTAAAAGAAAATGGAAACTTATTTCAGTTAGCCCAATCGATGGGATATAAACCAAAATTTTATTCACCCGCTACAACAAATTTAATTGTTTATCAGTTAGTTCCTGCCATTGGGAATGGTAATAATGTTAGACCTGATTTAGATTATGCCTTAAAAATTAAAGAGGGGATGCAGGTATCATCAACTCAAAATCCAAATGTGGTGTTTTCTACAACTAGAAAAATTGATTTTGCATATTCATCATCTTTTGACCCAACTGAAATATCGGTTTATCAAATAAACGAAATTACCGATGAGCCTGTTTTTTATTTATTTAAAAAAAGTGTTCCTGTAGTTAGTGGTGAAGATAAAATAGCCACATTTACATTTGGTTCGCCAAAACCATATGATAAAATTAAAATTATTGATGATGGTATTATTGATGTTATTAAAATTGTTGATGATGATGGTGATATTTGGACAAAAGTAGATTATTTAGCTCAAGAAACTGTATTTGAGCAAGTTCCAAATACAACCGATTATACACTTAGTTTAAATCAATATGGGTCGGAAACTCCATATTTATTAAAGCTTAAAAAAGTACCTAAAAGATATATAACTAGAGTGGAAGAAAATGGTTCTATAGTAGTACAATTTGGGCCGGGAGTATCATCAAATGCAGATGAAGAGTTATTACCAAATCCCGGAAATGTTGGTTCTAATTTATATAAAGCAACTGGAAACATAACGCAAAATTTAGACCCATCAAATTTTTTATATACAAAAACATATGGTGCTGCACCATCAAATACAACCTTAACTGTAACCGCTAGAGTTGGGCAGGGTGTAATTGATAATGTTGTATCCAAAGATTTAACCACAATTGTAAACATTGAAATTGAAAATGAAATTACACCAGCAAACACACAACAATTTAATACAATCAGAAATTCGGTTGCGGTTACAAACGAAGAACCCGCATCTGGTGGTAAATCAAATGATGATATGGATGAAATTAGAAATAATGCGATGGCATTTTTCGCTGCACAAAGTAGAGCCGTTACTGCTGAAGATTATGTTGTAAGAGCATATGCTATGCCACCACAATTTGGTGCAGTAGCAAAAGCATATGTAGCTCCTGATTATCAAATAAGAGCTATTAGCCCGGCCGGAAGCGGTGGTTCATCGGTTGGTTCTCTTCAAGTTCCAAATCCACTTGCATTAAATTTATATGTTCTTGGTTATGATGGACAGGGTAATATAGCAAATGTGAACCCAGCCACCAAACAAAACCTTAAAAATTATATTTCATATCATAGGATGTTGACCGATGCGGTAAATATTAAAAATGCGTATATTATAAACATTGGTATTGATTTTGAAATTATTGTTTTACCAAACTATAATTCAAACGAAGTTTTATTAGATTGTATTAATGAATTAAAATTATATTTTAGTAAAGAAAATAGTCAAATAAACGGTCCTATACTATTATCAGATTTGTATGTTTTATTAGATAGAGTTGATGGAGTTCAAACTGTTATTAGACCAAGCGTAGGTAATTTGGGTGGATTACAAATAGTTAATAAATTTGATGGTATATATTCACCACATGTATATGATATTAATAGAGCAACACGAAATGGTGTTATATATCCAGCAAAAGACCCATCTATTTTTGAGGTTAAATTTCCTGATGTAGATATTAGAGGTAGAGTTGTTCCGTTATTTTAGGAGAAATAAATGATTTATAGAATATATCCTCAAAAAGATACCACTATATATGAATATTCAGCAAGAAAATTACAAAATGTTGGAAAAGATGAAGTATTAGAGGTAGGTAAGTTCTTTGATACCGATGATACTACTCTAATAGGTAATAGTAGAATATTAATTCAATTTGATTTATCCGAAATTTCACAATTGGTTACGGCCGAAACAATATCGGGAAGTATAAAGTATTATTTAAATCTTATTTCATCGGATGAAAGAGAAATTCCATCCGATTATAATCTTTATATCTACCCCATATCTCAAAGTTGGGTAGAAGGTTTGGGTTCATTGCCCGATACACCTCATAATGAGAATGATTCAAATTGGGTTTATAGAAGTACGAATATAAGTTGGAGTGTAGCATCACCAATAAATTCGGGCTCATACTGGGCGGTTAATGAAGGTGGTGGAACTTGGTTTACATCATCCATTAATGGTATTTCATATTCGCAATCTTTTAGTAGAAATGTTTCGGACATAAACATTGAAGTAACTCAATATGTAAATGATATTCTTAGTGGTAATAGAGTAAACAATGGGTTTATCATTAAAAGGTCTAATACCGATGAAATCGGTTCAGCTAAGTTTGGCATCTCAAAATATTTTTCAACAGAAACTCATACAATTTATGTACCAACATTGGAAGTTAGGTGGGATGATTCCCAATTTCAGACAGGCTCTTTATCATCACTAACCGCAGAAAATATTGTTATATACACCAAAAATCTTAAATCTGAATATAAGCAAGATTCAAAAGATAGAATTAGAGTTTATGGTAGAGAAAGATACCCACAAAGAACATTTAGTAACAGTGGGGCACTATCAACTATAAAATACTTACCCACATCATCATATTGGTCAATTAGGGATGTTGAAACTAATTTAGAAATTATACCATTTAATACTACTTATACAAAGATAGAATGTGATTCAAACGGAAACTATTTTGATATGTGGTTTAATACATTACAGCCTGAAAGATATTATAGATTTGTGTTCAGAGTTGATTCTGATGGGCTTGAAAAATATTATGATAATGGGTATTACTTTAAATTAATTAGATAATGGAAAGAGATATAAAACGAAATAAAAAAGGAAGCATATTATCCTATGAGATTACCGATTCAACCAGTAGTTATGGTGTAATTACGTTGGATAACAATGTAAAATTATTTACATCGCAATCGTTTTATTCAAATCAAACTACAAAAATAACTGAATTGGAAATTGATGATCAAGAAATTATCGGTTATAGTTTTGATGTAATTCCCTATATAAATTAATATGTCATTAGATAGATTTATAAATTTCGATGATATTATTTCAAGTACATCTCCATTGTATGGGGAGACTTTTGAAAATTTAGGTAATTACCGATTTATATCATCATCTTTCACAGGTGTTGATTTCTTTGTTGACACACCTTCCAATATTGGAGGTATCGCGGGCCCTAGGCAAAGTTTTTTGGAATTACACATATATGATTCTGATAATAATTTATTAAAATCATCATATTTTAGAAACTTCCTAACAATATCCGGAAGTCAGATTAGTAGTGCTACAAATCCAATATTTGGATTTTCTCCTGAAAAAGATATAAGAGAACTTGGATATGATAGTGGAATATACACAATGGTGTATAACCCATTATACAATTTTGCGGGAAATCCAAATGAACCGGATTTAAAAATATCAGAAATATCTTCAGATAGAACTGAAATACGAATTAAAAATCCAAGCAATTTTAATTTAAAATTAATTAAAGATATTCAAGAATTTAAATACACTGTTCAACCTTTAAATAATTTTACAAATGGAAGTAGTAAACCCGAATTTTTATTAAATTTTGGTAATAATATTATTTCCGATATATCTTACATAAATTTTGTTGGGGAAGGAATTACACCAATTCCATTCCCAACAGGCAGTTTTAATGGTCAACATACACTATTTAAACCACCTAATTATCCACTATCACCCAGAGGTATTTTATTTAAAGAGATAGTAAGTGGTAGTGTAAATCAACAATACCCGAGTGGATCAGCAACCAGAAGATTTACTTTTTTTAAATTAGAATTAAATCAAAATAATGAACCTGAATGGGTTCAGGAAAAAGCAACGGAAGGTACTTATGCAGGCGCTCCATATTACCTTTTTAATAATGATATTATTGGAACTGAATTAAACGGTAGAAACGATAATATTCTTGTACTTTCGGGAAGTAATAGGGGCCCGAACGGCCCCGTATTTACCAACCCTCCTGCATTTATTCAACCTGAAGACGCCAGTAATCTTACAGACAACCTCGAAATAACTGTTCCACAAAGACTATTACCAGGTGCGGCATTCGATTATTATCAAAATTTTGAAATTTCTCATGAATCACGACCAAATTTTATAGTTAAGCAGTATAAAAATAGAACAAAATTAAGTAAGGATGATGACGATAATCCCACTATTGTATTTTATGTAAGTGGTTCTATATATGTTTCTGGAAGCCTAAACCCCAATATCAGTCGTCTTTTAACTACTGTAAGATATTCACAAATTTTACCAAGACCAGCTGATGGTCCAAATGGTGTGTATGAAGCACTTGGTGTTACTAATACATCAAATCCAGAAGATGTACGCAACTCAGAACTTTTTGCAGATTCAAGTGGACAATTAGTAAACTTTGCAAATGTTAGATTAAAAAATCAAAAAGGTGGTTCTTTATTAAGTGGGGTTATAACTCCTCAAGGCCGTCAAGGAATTTCGGATTTATACATTAAATTAACATTACCATTAGATGATAGTATAGATGTTGGGCAAAGTTTATCAATTGATGGTAGATTACAAAAATCATATATAGAAAAAATAGTTGCATATGATCAATTAAATCAAATTAAAAGGGTTCAATTTTTACAACCAAATTTTAACATTGATTTAGATAAATATGGTAAATCGGATGGTACTGATTTTAAATCATGGAATGATTTATTGGATGCAAATTTATCCACATCACAACAAATTATAGATAGTTATTTTAGTGGTTCTTTTGGTAATATCGAATTAAACATAGATTATTCCGATTTTAAAAATTTTGTTCATTATTCATCTGCAACCGAAAGAGTTGATAATTTCTTTAGTAAATTACAAACAATAGAGGGATATAATAGTAGAATAGTAACCCTACAACAAATTTCAGGATCACATGCATTAACGAACATATCACAAGCAATTACACGAAGAGATACTTTAATTGGTGGGTTTGATGGGTTTGAAAAATGGATGTATAACAAAGCAACAGGTTCACTATACACACATTATTCAACAACCGATAATCCAGCCACACCATATCCAAAAATATCAACATATCCAATAGTATTTTATCCAACCACAAGTTCTCAAGCAGAGAGTTGGTATGCGGGTGCTTATAGTTCTGCTTCACTTTACGATTCACAAAATGATTCTGCCCTAATCAATATGATACCATTTGCGTTAAGGGAAGACCCGCTCAACGAAGATTATGTATTATTCATTAATATGATAGGACACCACTTTGATATTTTGTGGACTTATGTAAAATCATTAGAAGATATAAATAAAAGAGAAGAACATCCTGAAGATGGTATGTCAGATGATTTGTTATATGATGTAGCAAAATCAATGGGGTGGTATTTATCCAATGGTTGGGGTAATGCAAATCTTTGGGAATATACTTTAGGAACTAATTCATCAGGAAGCCGATCACAAACAATTGGTGGGTTGGAAACAAAATCAAAGGAAAAAATTAGGTCAGAAGTTTGGCGTAGAGTATTAAACAATTTACCATATATTTACAAATCAAAAGGAACGCCTCGTTCAATAAAAGCCCTTTTATCTTGCTATGGTATTCCATCGTTATTTTTAAAAATAAGAGAATATGGTGGGCCCACAATTGTTGAATCCCCAAACAAATATGAAGCTGAAAGATTTATTTACAAAGTAGAAACATCCGATTCTAAACCAATAAGAAACCCTTTTGGTAGTATAGGTATAGATGGTAGTATTAGTATACCAAACACTATTGAAGTAATTGGTAAAATGCCACTAAATGATTTTACAATTGGTAGATTAACGGGGGGTGGAACTGATTTAGACTTTGAATGGAATTATTCAGATGGGCGAGCCAGAATATTGGCTAAAACGGGTTCTAGTTTAGTTATGAGTTCATCGTATATGAACTATAAAACACGAAAAGATGGTGTGTTTGGTATTATATCTGGGAGTTCAACCACAATTAGAGCCGTATTTAAAGATGATTTCGGAAATATCCTAGCTTCACTTTCGGCTCAAAGTTCTACACCAAATAGTATATTTGGTAACTCAACCCAATTCATTGTTGGTGATGGTGTTGGTGATTATTCATCAATTGCATCAATTCAAGAGATTAGATATTACTCATCATCCCTTTCCGAAGAAATATTTCAAGAGCACGCCTTAAATACTGAAGCATATTTTTCAGATGATAATACAACCGATGTTGATAATAGCCAAACCTCTTACAAAAATTTGGTTTATAGAATATTTCCTGATAGTGGGTTTAATACTATATCAACAGCTATTTCATCATCCCACCCAAATCAATTTTTTAAAACCACTTCAGGTGGAGCACCATTAACCGCATCATTACCAAATCACACATCGGCTGATTTAGTTGGTGAGGTGGATACTCAATTTGTAAAAGTTCCATCGGCGGGAGTATTAAATGAGAATAATAATAAAGTAAGAATAGAATCTTCGGTTTTAAGTGGTTCTTTAGATGTTGAAAGAACTGGTGAAGTTTCTCAATATGATTATACCCAATTAGATTCAAATTTGGTTGGATTATATTTCTCATCAACGGATGTAGTAAATGATGATATATACAATTCAGAAGGTTATTTTGAAATAGATGATTGGGTAGGAGATCCGGATGATAGATTTAATGATGATTATCCTTTATTAAAATGGAGAGCAGGTGAGTATTTTAAAAAGTATGTTAATCTAACACCGGCTTCAGGTTCGGCTCAAAGGCGTGGGACTGCAATTGGACTTTTGTTGGATTTGTTATCTTTATATGACCATAGTATATTCCAACAAGTAAAACAATTAATACCCGCAAGGTGTGAGTATATTGGTGGTGTATTATTAGAACCGCATATTTTAGAAAGAAACAAAATCAAACGAGATGATAAGTGGTCACTCGCCCGACTGGATTATCCACTACTTTTGGAAGATTCACCCAAAGTAATAGAAGCTTCAAAGATTGATTATTTAGGAATCATTATACCAAATATTCAGGTCATTGGAGCAAAGCTTGACCATTTAGTGAATATTAAACCAAATATTCAGGCCATTGGAGCAAAGCTTGATTATTTAGGAACTATTACACCAAATATTCAAACTATTGGAGCAAAGCTTGACCATTTAGTAAATATTAAACCAAATATTCAAGTCATTGGAGCAAAACTTGATTATTCAGCTCCAATATATGTTAAAGATTCATACTATAAAGGTGCTTTAATAAAATATCAATATCCCATATTAAGTGCTAGTAGTGGGGTGTTTTTTAATGTTCAAAATCCTTGGTGGGAAAGGCAGATTATATGGTCTTATATGGATCAAAGATTATCTCCGCACGGAAAACAACGAGAATTCTTCTATTCATCATCTTTATCCGCATCATTAGGTAAATATTATTCATCATCATTAATACCATACCCATCTGTTCAAACCGATGAATTACCATTAGGTTTAGCAAATTTAAAATTTAATGGTTGTAATAGTGGAGTTACATCAATAGATGGATTACCTAGTGTTGAAATATTTAGAGTAGATTCAAATGTATTAGGAATTCCTCCAAGAAATTCGTCAGTTCGGGGTGCTAATATAAAAAAATAAAATCTATATTTATATAAAACAAAATTAAAAAAATAAAAATCTATATTTATATAAAACAAAATTAAGGAAATAATATATGGGATACTTAGATAATACATCGGTGACTGTTGATGCTATCTTAACAAAAAAAGGTAGAGAGCGATTAGCTTCTTCTAGAGACGAATTTGAAATTACAAAATTTGCATTAGGAGATGATGAAGTTGATTACACATTATATAACCCATCACATACATTGGGTTCATCATATTATGGTGAAATGATAGAAAATATGCCTATATTGGAAGCAATTACAGATGAAAACTACGCATTGAAATATAAATTAGTAACATTACCAACCCGCACCTCTAACATACCTATAATGACAGTTGCTCCAACATCAATTTCGATACCACAAAGTAGCGCCCTACCCAGAAATGCGCCGGGGACGCCCGTCGGCCCCAACCGAAACTCCGTAACCGTTACCATCGCCGGCCAAGTCGCTCAACAAGGTACTTTTACTGTAACTCTTTTGGATAGTGATTTGGGTGAAATTACCCCAGACCCGGTCTATCCTTTTAAGTTTGAATTTACGAGCATTTTTACACTAACCCCCCAACTAGACCAAAACGGTACGATAATAGTTCAATCGGATAGATTTGGTACACGAATCGATATACCTGTTACAGTTACAGTACAATAAATTTTATGGGTGTATATCAATTAATAAAATGTTAAAAAAATATAAAAGGGAAAAATACAAATGGCAACACAAACAATTATAATTGGAAATCAGAACGTAACTGCTAGCTCTGGAGCATTTGAAAATTTAGATCCAGATGATATATTCGATGATCCAATAATTCAAAGAGTAACTCGTGGATTATTTACCCAAAACTCCCCAACATTATCAACATTTTTCACATCATCTGCACAAAGTGCTTCATCGGGACAATATTATTACGATGTTTACGATGAACCGGCGAGTGATGAACATCGAGAAGTCCAATTTTCAGTAGCATATGGACACGCATTAGGTAGTGGTTCGTTAGTAATAAACGCAGCATCGAATTTTGCTGGTTCGCAAGACACCCCATCTCGTGCAATTTATGCCCAATATGTACAAACTCTTTTACCTTCAACCCAACAAAAATTCAGTTTTATAGGTCTTGGTGCTTCGGGTGTGGCCGTAGATGAAAACATAATTTATGTAATTAACTTTAAAAGGGGTAGAATCAAAGATTTGTTGGATGCCGGTAATTTTGAATTAAATCTTAGAAGTGGTTCTAATCAACTACGATTAATAGATGATTCTCGAGATACACTTCAGGCAGGAAACCAAAATTCAGAATTTTTTAATGTAGTTTCCGGTTCACTAGCGAATGGTATAGCAATTGCCGCCGCAACACGAACATATGGAAGGGTTTATCCCGAAAGAGGTGTAATCGTTTTATCAGGAACACTATTAGGTTCGTCAAGTATTATTCCAGTATTAAACACTAATACTGGTTCTAATGTAAATGGTGATAACGCATTTAAGTTGTTCGAAGCTATAAGTAGTTCGGCAGCTAATGATTCTACCAATGGTGCATTTAAAGGGAGAAATGTTGAAGAAGTCAAATCTACATATTATTTTTTAAGAGCTAAAAATACTAAGTTTAATTTTAGTAATAATCCATCGTATGTATCTTCTTCCGGTGGTATAAATGTACTTAGACAACCAACATTTGTAAATAATCCAAAAACATATATTACAACCGTTGGGTTGTATAATACTGGAAGTGAAATGTTAGCAGTTGGTAAATTATCAAAACCAATATTAAAATCTTTTGGTAACGAAATTCTTTTAAAAGTAAAATTAGATTTTTAAAATAATAATTAATGCCATATAATAGAACAGTTCAAAAAATTGTATTAAATAATAGAAATTTTGATGGTATTAATTATACTTTTAAAAAAATAAATGAGGTATTTTCACAAGAAAAAAAATTTGTTGCACATAAAAGATATGAAGTAACGGATTCAAATCATTACACATCATTTGGTATATCTACTTTAAGAGCAATAAGACCCCATATTAGTGGTGGGATTGAATTTACACCAACCGATTTAACACAAAGTTCCACATACGATGGATTAAGTGATGTTTATCAAAAAACAATGTGGGTTAGTTTAGATAGATTATTTACTACTGATTGGAGATTAAAATTATACGATACCGCATCAGTTTTATCTATACCTGTTTATAGATTTGGGTTTGAAATAAAGCCAACATCGGTTAATATAACAAACTATTCAGGCTCAACAACAAACTATAGATACTATACGGATGAAAAAGTAGATGATGAGTGGGGAACTATAGTATCATCATCAGCAACATATGGTTATGTTTTTTATAGACAGGGTTTGATTGTTATGACAAACACCGGTTCTAATAATCAAAACACTTTTTTAGGAGATGGTAATTGGGATTATAGTTCTAATAGAGGGTTTATTGTAAACTATAGAGCAACTAAATTGGTAGAAGAAGTTAATTTAATTTGTCATATTCCAAAAGATGAATTTAATAAAAGCACAAATCCAAGTGTGTTAGAACCTATAACCGCGTCGTTGAGTGGAACGTCCGGATCAGCTTCAGCTTACAAATCATTTACAACAGGTTCAGAATTCATGCCATACATAACAACTATTGGATTATACAACGATGATGGTGAAATGATGGCTGTTGCAAAATTAGGTTCACCATTAAAGAAAAGTACGATTACGGATTTATTTATAAATGTAAAATTTGATATAGATTAGTTATGCCAAAAAATTGGGGTCACATCCAAAAAACCAAAGGGCATCGCTCGGGTTTGGAGGATAAAGTTTCGGATGAATTAAAACAAATAGGTATTGATGGTGAATATGAAAAACACCAAATATCCTATACTAAACCTGCTACCAATCATACATACAAACCTGATTTTAGATTGCCCAATGGAATTTTTATAGAAACAAAGGGTAGGTTTACTTTAGAGGATAGAAAAAAACACTTATTAATAAAAGCTCAAAAGCCTGATTTGGATATACGGATTGTATTTCAAAATCCAAATGCAAAATTAAATAAAAGGTCAAAAACTACATATGGGATGTGGGCCGATAAAAACGGATTTAAATGGGCCACAAAACAAATCCCCACAGAATGGATAAATGAAGAACCCAAAACATTTTTGTTTGGATAATTAGTTTTTCTGTTGTATATTGTGTAGAATGGGTTTAGTAAAAACATACACAGTTGAACATACATCGTTTAATCAGAACATTCGTGTCTTTTTAAAAAAGTGGCATTACTCTGATTATGTAAATATACAAACAAAACATGCATTTATTCTACTCAGAGAAGGAAATTTTGGTATGCCTGAAATAATTGGTGTTTGTATCTACACCCGACCAGCAGGCCCAACCGCAGGGCAAACATATCACCCATCCCGTCCCGATAAGGTTTTAGAATTACGAAGATTGTGTTTGGTAGATGATACACCAAAAAATGCTGAATCGTATTTTATATCCAAAACAATTAAGTGGTTAAAACAAAATACGGATTGGGAATACATAATAAGTTACGCAGACCA